ACAAATACGTAGCATTTGAACCAGTACCAGGGTTTGATACAGCAGTAGAACCGTCTCCTCTGATATATGTATAAGACCAGTTTGTTGTTCCGCTATCTCCATTAAATAATAAATTTATATTCGCAGCAGTAGAACTACCACGAGTAGAACTTGCAATTTTTAAGTCTGTATAAGTTTGCGGAATTGAAGAAAAAGTAACGCTATTAACAGCAGAACCTAACACTTGAGAAGATATAAGTACATATGTAGCAGCCATTAAATCCCCCAGAGAGTAGCAGTTGTGCCAGCATTAAAATTTGCGCCCAAAGGAGTAAGGGTAAGGCTCGTTATAGCAGCCGTACTTCTCCAAAGTCCACAAAACGCTTCAATATTACCAGCGCCATTTCTATCTTCACTGGCAGTATTTAACACAGTCTTATATGTTGAACCAGTATAAGAAAATATGTCAATTAAATATGAATATGGATTAACGTTTCCCGTGCCGTAAGAACCTAAATATAAATAAGTATTTCCTGTAACACCGTTAGCAGCCGCACTAGTCCCATTACCGTAAAGCCACGTATTAGAGTATGTTGTTGTTGTGTCACCATTTATTCGCAAGCATGCATAATAACCTGCCGATGAGTAAAGGTTTACATTGAGTACAACTCTTAAATCTGTATATCCGCTTGGGATAGATGAAAAAGTAATGCTGGATGCAGCGCTACCAAGAGTTTGAGTAGCAAGCGGGACGTATGTAGCGGTAGCCATTATGATACTCCGTAAAGTGTAAAGGTGGTTCCAGCGGCAAAAGCGGTTCCATTGCTTTGAATCGCAATAGAGGTTAACGCGGCAGTGCTCATCCACAAACCACTGTTTAGGGATACTTGTGGAGTATTTCCTACGTTAATTATATTTGCATCTGCGCCTGCAAATGTTTTAGTTGTTTTATATTTACTTGTAGAGGCATAATCTATGATATCGGTAATTGATGCTCCATATATTGTTGTATTGCTATATGATGACATACCAGCATTTTGCACACGAATTGGTGATAAGGAAACGCCTGCAGCAGTTACTGTAGAACTATTACCTTTAAGATTATGTGCTATGTAGTTAGAGCCAGCATCTCCATTAAATTGCAATCCCATATTGACGTATTGTATTGGAGACGTTGAATAGGTGTCTCTGTAGATACCACGAATCTGCAATGACTTGTAAGTTCCAGGAATTGATGAGAAGGTAAGGCTTGTCTCACCACCAGCAGCAGTTACTGTTGCAATGCTGAAGAAATTGCTTGGTACTACTGGAGTTACAGAGTTAGAAGCAGAAGACGCTGCAGAAGTACCTTGAGAGTTAGTGGCGGTAACAGTAAAGGTATACGCCGTTCCAGCGGTTAGGCCAGAGACAGTAATAGGTGAGGCACCAGTTCCTGTAAATCCTCCAGGGCTAGATGTTGCTGTGTATGCTGATACTGCAGCGCCACCAGTGGCATTTGCGGTATAGGCGACCGTTACGCTTGTTCCAGTACCAGCATCTGTGGCGGTACCGATGGTAGGAGCCTGAGGAACTGAAAGCGGAGTAGTTGATGCAGAGGCTGAAGACGCTGAGCCTGTTCCATTAGCATTGGTAGCGGTAACTGTATATGTACGAGCAGTACCAACTGCATCAGAGATAGAGATTGGACTTGACGAACCTGTTGCAGTTCCACCTGAAGAAGATGTAACTGTGTAGGTAGAGATAGATTTTCCGCCTGTTGCTGGTGCGGTAAATGGGACGCTTACATTTGCATTACCTGTATATGACTGACAAGTTGCTACAGTGGGAGTTCCAATAGTAGGTGCTGCTGGCACTGTTGTTGCAGTAATAGAAGAAGATGAAGAAGAGGCTGGACCAGTAGCAACAGCGTTAGAGGGTGTTACGGTAAAAGTGTATGCAGTAGCAGATTGAAGCCCAGTTACAGTAATAGGAGAAGCACCCGTAGCTGTGAAAGAGCCTGGTGTTGATGTAGCAGTAAACGTTGTTACTGCTCCACCTGTAGCAGCGCCAGTGTACGCAACAGTTGCAGAGCCATTGTTGTAGGCACGTGAGGTGCCCACATCTGTGGCTGTGCCAATAGTAGGCGCGTCAGGGACGTCTGCGATGGGAGTAACTCCCGTCATCAAACTCTTATTTGACACCTTATTCAGGACTGTCATTAAGGGTTACTCCTTAGGAGATTTCAGAACCGAATGCGCTGAACGCTAGGTTTGCTGTTGAAGCGTAGACGCGAATTTGGTCTCCAGTTGCTAGTGTTAGACCGACAGTAAGGATAGAAGAGTCAGAGGCTGCGACTGTTGCACCGTAGACAATCCAGTTAGAGGCAGCAGCTGGGGAAACTGAGCCGCCAGATTTTACTACTGCAATACGGTAGGTAGCTGCTGAAGCAGTCTCATTACAAATAACAAGAGAAGAAACTACGGTAGAAGTTGCAGCTGGTACTAGATAAAGCTGGGTCTCTGTTGTAGCTGCTGGGTTTGATTGACCGAGGACTTTGTATGCTGTGGCTATTTTGGGGCTCCTTAAACTCTACGACGTTTGCTGTTTGAAACAAGTTCGGAGACATACCCAGGGGTAATGCCAAACTGTTCGGCAATCTCTGACAAGAATACGCCTTCGTCAGCCAACTGTCTTATGATAAGTACTTGATTATCAGTAATTTTTGCGGCATGGTGCGTATCTCCATGATAGTGCCTGCTTTTAGAAACCATATCTTTAACATTATCCCTAGGAGTTCCAGGGAAAAGGTGCTTAGGATTTACGCAAGGTGGGTTGTCGCAAGTATGGCAGGCATGCCATCTAGCGGGAACTGGGCGGCCGTCTAACTCAAGAGATAACCTATGGGCGTATTCAAGTTTGCCATTCCAGTAAATTAACCCATAATTTGCGGCCGTTTTTGTTCCCTGCCATTCCCAGCAATCGTTATCGCCTTGAATGTCTACATAGTCCCAAAAACGAGCTGTAAGGGTATGGGTTTCACATAGCAAAGATGCGCCACGATTTCCAGAAAATGTTTGAGCAGGTTCCCCACAATGACATAGGGGAGTTGGGGTTCCGTATTTTTTATTTATTTTCCAATGAGTACTGCAAAACCCTGTGGAGCGGTATTTATTTTCGCAACCAGAAACTGTACAAGCTTTCGTTGCCATGCGGACTCCTTAAGGGTATTGACTAAATTATGGCTTATTACGACACGTCTGTAGGGTTAAAACCGCCCCGTATATTTTTAGCTACATGGTAAAGTATACCCATGAATCTGGTACAAAGGGCGGTTTCTCAAGGTGGAAAACTGGCGCCAATTATTATTCCTAGTAATTTAACCAATGGTTTAGGTCTTATGAACCCCTCGGTCTATGTAGACAGCGATGGGGATATCTTGGTTAATTTGCGCCAAGTTAACTACACCCTTTATATCTCTGAGAATGAGAAGCGCTTCTTTAGTCCTTGGGGACCGCTTACCTACCTTCACCCAGAGAATGACCAGCGCCTTGTTACCAACAACTTCCTCTGCCGTTTAGATAAAGATTACAACGTAGTCAACTACACCAAGGTAGAGATGCTGGAGCTTCACACCCCTATCTGGGAGTTCGTTGGCCTAGAAGATGCTCGCGTTGTCCAGTGGGATGGCGACTACTACATGATTGGTGTCCGCAGAGATACAACCACCAACGGCCAAGGTCGTATGGAATACTCCAAGATTGAGATTGATAAGGATAAGTGGACGGTAAAAGAAGTCCAAAGAGTACGAGTTCCAGCCCCACTACACGAGGCCACTTCGTACTGTGAGAAGAACTGGATGCCCGTTATTGATGACCCTTACCACTTTGTGAAGTGGGCTATGCCTACTGAGGTGGTCTGGGCTAACCCTAATGAACCTGAATGTAAGCAGGCCGTAGTTAATGACGATGTACCCACTCCGCCTATTGACCAGCGTGGAGGTTCACACGTAATTTCTTGGGGAGATTACTACATGTGCGTTACCCATGAGGTAAAGCTGTGGAGAAACTATCTTAACCAAAAAGATTCTACCTATAGACACCGCCTGATTGTTTGGGATAAAGAGTTTAACTTTGTAGGGCTCAGTAAAGAGTTTGCATTTATGGATACCCCGATTGAGTTCTGCGTAGGGGCAGCTCCTATTAACGATAGCCTGCTTCTAAGTTTTGGTGTCCAAGATAATTCGGCCTTTGTTCTTGATGTCCCACACAACGTTGTTAACGAGCTTATTGAGGAGGCTAAGACATATGTCCGTTAAAAACTTAGCAGTAGATGTTGCCTTTGACTCCTATAATCCTGAAAAGAACTTTGCCCTTGCTAATGCTTACTATGACCAAGGGCAGTACTCATCAGCTGCTGGTTTTTATCTAAGAGCTGCCGACCGTGGGTATCAAACACATGTTTTGCTTGCCTATACATCCTTGATAAAAATGGCCCTATGTTTTTCTAAACAAGGAAATAGAAGCTCCACTGTTTATCAAACCCTTCTACAAGCAGTCTCTCTACTCCCTGGAAGACCAGAGGCTTACTTTCATCTTTCTAGAATACATGAGCGCAATAAAGAGTGGCAGAGGTCAGCTACCTTTGCTGAGCTTGGCTTAGCCAATCATCTGGCTGATTACAACAATCCGCTTCCATCATATGTTGAATATAACGGCATGTATTGTCTGCTCTTTGAGAAGGCTGTATGTGGTTGGTGGCTTGGTCGTAAAGAGGAGAGCAAGACCCTCTTTAACCACCTTCTAGATAACTATGAGATGTCACCTGAGTATGTCAACTGGTGCCTTAACAACCTTAAGTTGTTCTAATGTTCCCTAACTGGTTTCAGAACGTCTCTCCGTACTTTGATAGAAAATGCCCTCAAGT